TAGCTTGATATTGCAACTGTATCCCCGCTGCCGATTGAAACGCTAGACAATTCAATATCGCCACCGCCACCAGTTACAGTGACAGACACAGTAAACAAAGCCGCAGATGCAGATGTTTTGAAGACTGCCTTTGTAATCGTTCCACCTGTCGCGGAAGTGTCGGATGCAATTGCGTTTGCCGTTGCAGTTCCAACGGAAGCATCGCCAAAAGCTGGCGTTCCAAATGTCAAAGTGGCAACTTCAACATTGCCTGATGTTTGGAACTCAATCGTTCCACCGTCCAAGAGATCAACAACAGCATTACATGCCGCATTTCTCGCGACAGTTTCAAGAGTTACGGCCATTTACTTTCCCTTTTCATTTGCTTGCATTGTATCATCTAAACTTACGCAACAAAATCCCAAGCCCAGACCCAACGCGCGCCGACTGGTTGTCAACTATCGCCATCACGCCGATATCAGTCATTGGGGGCAAGTATATTGGCGCATCATATCCGACATCGAGAAAGCTGGATATGTTGAAAAACTCAGTCACAACTTCCATTGGCGAATATGGAGCGGATGTATCCAAGATGTTTTCACGCTTGAAAACGATCCCATCAACCGTCTTTCCGGCATCCGCATTGATCCTGACGCCGATCAAAAAACCCTCATAGTCCGCTGGGATGGTATATGCTCCAATGCGCGACACGCTCTCGGGAAAACCGTTCAGCGGTATTTCAGCCCACAGCGTCCCGTCAGTGCTTTCGATCATGATATCGGCATAATGCGAACCCGCTGATTGTGTAGCGTATGTCCCGCTTTTGGAAACCCGCGCCGATAGCAGGCGAAGAAACGATTGCGACGTTGCGAGGCTTGCACTTGCCCCAGCCGTTGCGATTGTTGCCGTGACTTCGAGCCCGTTTTCATCAAGACCATAAAGCTGCACCTCCCGCGCGCCCAATCCTGTTGCTGTGTCGTTTGCATTGCCGCCCGCGCGAATGCGTAGCTGTGCCTGCGACCCGACCTGTGGCGTCATGTAAACACCAGACGGCGCGACAGGCTCATAGGTTTGCGCAATGGCAGTGTTGCGGCCCTCAATCTTTACAGATCGCCAGCCACTTGCCCCGCCCGTTGCAATGTCAAACGGCGTTGGGTGGCTCATACCCGCCTCACACTATAGGCGCTCAGAAGCGATGCAGCAGCGCCTAAAGCATCGTCGGCTGTGCAATCATCGCCCGCATGTGAGTATAGGTATGCAGCTACCTGTTTGACGGCTCTGCGAAGGATTGCCGGAACGCTTGCAGATGTAGCGCCAAATCCCGCGACATAAGTGATCTCGATAGCGTTTGATCCGCGCAAAGCAATCGGCCATGTGGCCCCGCTTTGCAAAACCATCCGCCCAGGCTTGCTATACGTGTCGATGTCAAACGTATCAGCCACGACAATTGATGTCGCGTCGCTTGCCTCATCGTAGACGTTTACGGATGTGATGGATGACAGCGGATATCTTGGCAGCGTCACCGCTCGGATGCCGTTTGCAACGCCCATATCGCTGATCGCGCCATCTCGGACGCCATCCCACCACTGTTCCCGCCCAACAGGCCAATAATCCAACGCCATGCGGTGCGTTTGATTGATCATCGCCAAGCCCGTCGTTTCCTCGATAATCTCGCGGGCTTCCGCAATTAATGCGTCGGCTTGTTCATATGGCAAGCCGTCAACGGTTTCGCGAAGATGCGCGCGCAATTCGTCTGCGGTAATTGGCTCAGAAGCTGGATCCGTAACAAGCGCATGGCCGCGATATTGGGTAAACGTAACGCGCGGGCGAAGGCTCATTTGCGACGGCCTCTTTTGGTTTCAAGCAATGGATCAATCTTGACCTCAGATACAGGCGTAAACCCTACTCCATCATCCAAAGCCATGAACGCCACCTTGCCTTCAAGGACTTCGCCAGCTTTGAAATGGTGCGTCGTGTGGCCGTCAGGCGCGCAAGACCAATCCTGATGTAATACAACTGGCATGTTGCCCCCTGTGCTTACGAAATGGGCCAGTTTCCCGGCCCATCGCTAAGATCAGGTTGTCGCCACAGTTGCGCCAACGCGCGCCACAGGGGCGCGGTGGGGCTTGCCAAGATTGCCCTTGACGTGAACAACGGCATTGGTCCCGGTCGTGCCAGTGATGACAGCCCGGACGTAACGCTTATTGCTAAGGTATCCAATGGAACCCGCGATGATGTTGTCGTTTGTATCCAGCAAGACCGAAGCCGTGCCCGAAAACTCACCCGAAGGAACAGCGACAAAATCAGTTCCGACCAGCGTGTCGGAATGCTGCAAAACCATGGTGAAACCATCAGCCGTGCCCGCATCGGTCACAGCGCCCGTTTCCAGATCGAAAACGGCAGTGCTGAACCCGCGAACGTCAAAGGCCGCAGATGCGTTTGCAGTGGTGCCGGACAGCGTTTGATCCGCGCCTCGGATTACTTGAGTGTTTGAAAGACCATCGCGCATGGCATACTCCTTGTGCGCTAAAGATAAACCGGGGGCAGGATCACCCCCGGCCTAGTGTTGATGTTAGCTGTTGAAACGGATCGCCTTGATCGCTTCGAAGTTAATTACATCCCCGCCTACTCGCTTCGTGGTATAGAAACCAACATATGGCTTGGCGGTGTAGGGATCGCGCAGAACGCGGATGCCAACCCGATCAACGATCTGGTAAGCGGACCGCATGTCACCCACAGCAATCGACAGCGAGGATGCAGCCGGGTCAGGCATATCCTCGAACGATGCAGTTGGATAGCCTAGCAGAGATGCAGGCTGGCCAGCAGCAATGCCGGGGGACCACAGATAAGCGCCGTCGGTGTCCTTGAGCTTGCGAACAAGCTTCGTGGTGGCGCGGTTCATAAACCATGTGGCGTTGGCGCGATATTGAGCCTTTAGGCCATACAGCGCATCAATCAGCACGTCGCCGCCGTTCGGTGCAGATGCAAAGCCGCCCGATACGCCCGTTGGGAACTGCTCAATGGTGCCGGGAAGCGTGGTGCCAGTTGCGTAGGTCAGGAACCCGCGCGGCTTGGAAACCCCGTCGCCAGTGACAAAAGCCGTGGCCTCATCACGTGCAAACTTTTCCGCCACCTTCATGGAAAGCCATTGTTCCATGTTGATTGCGGCATCGTCCAGAATTTTCTGCGTAGCCTTTGGGAACGCATAGAGTTCATGAACAGGGATGCGCCATGTTTTCAGTTGCGGTGTGCTGGTGTCTGCACGGGTTTGCGTCTCAGAAACCCAGCCCGACGAAGCCTCATCGAGATCAAACAGGCCTTCCAAAGCGTCAGTGCTGATCGTCTGCACGGAAGCATATGCGCGCATTGGCGAGGTCTCGAAAACCTTCGTCACAACGCGACCGGACATATCTGGGTAAACGACATAGCCGCCATCTGGATCGGAACCGACCGAAAGAGCCTTAAGCTCCTCAGCGCCCATGACCTGATCGCCCTTGCGCAGGTATGACATGAACTGGCCCTTGTAGCCGTCCAGTTCTTTCGCCCCGAAGTTAGCCGCACGGCTCCCCGACTTACGGGCGATCATATCCGCCCATGCCAAAGCCTTCTGATCGAGGTCAACCTCGTTGCCCTTTTCATCAGTGACAACGCGGGATTGACGCTTCGTCGCCAAAACAGCCTCATCGGCCTTCTTTTGAGCAATCTCAAGATCGGCTTCAATCTTGGCCAGCTTGGCTTCCGTTGCCGGATCAGCCGCGCCTTTGGCTTCGATTTCCTTCAGTCGCGCGTCATTGGCCGACTTAAACTCTTGGAACGCGGTGTTGATCGTATCAACCGCCTTTTTCACTTCATCCGACATGGAATGCCTCTTTCAGGTTTTTCAGTGATTGCAATAGGGCCTTTGCCCCCTCATCGCCATCATCCGATCCAGCATCCCGCAGTCCGGTTAGGCCCTTGAAGCCATGCAGCGTTAGCGCCGTGGCCTCCTTGCGGCTGTATCCTGCATCCCGCAGGAAAGCCTCAAACTCCCGCTCAGTCGTCAGCGACTTCACGCCAGTAACCTTTGCGGCTTCATTCATTGGGAATGTCACAAGGCTGATCTCGAATAGATCCACCTCAAGCAACTTCCGAATGCGACCGCCGCCTTCTTGCACAGCCTCAACCGTGCGATATCCAATTGAAACTCCGTCGATAGCCCCGGCCCGCAGCATAACCATGGCTTCCTCAGCAAGGCGGATGCCTTTCAACAGCCTGCCCTTGAAATATAGGCCGCGCTCATCCTCGCTCAGAACGTCCAGAACGCCGATTACCTTTTCAGACTCATGCTGCCACAAGAGCTTGACCTTGCGGCCAGAGCCTAGCGTTTTGGTAAATGCGCCTCGCTCAACAACATCAAGGCCCTGATCCACTACGCCAAAAACAGAGGCATAGCCCTCAAATTCGCCGTCAGCGTCAGGCTCTTTCTTCAACTCGAAAGCGGCTTGCTTGTGCTCAATCATGCGTCTGCCCTGCATAGGTTTGATATGTTATACCATAACGCTG